TATATTCAGCAGGACCCTGCCTCTACTATTTGGAAATGTCAGTTGAGGAAGATTTAAATACTTGTTCTAATATCCTTCTGAAATAGGGGGAATATATGGCAAATAAATCACTTAACGAAAAATTTAAGATTATTGGATTTTGGACATTTGGTGGAATATTTTGGTATTTATTAATTAGTTTCTTTTTGCTGAGTGATTATCCAATTCAGGATTATCCATTTAACCATAAAAAAACATATGAAGTATTAAAAGATGCCTTAAGTCTTGCTGCGGCTTTTTTAGCGCCAGTTGCTGCTTTTGTCTTATTTAGTGATTGGAGAGACCAGCATAGATCGATATCTAATGAAAAAGTTAGCAGACAAATTGTTGATAATCTTTCAGACTTATTACCTTTTATTGGTAAATCTTATATTTATCTAACTAATCAAGAAGAAATAAATAAATTTAGTCAGGCTTATTTTTCTTATGTAATTGAATTGGGAAGAAATGCTACAAGTATAAACGCTATAAATTCTGAATCTGAGAAATTCATAAATGATATGAAAGATATAAATTTATTACTAATGAATATATGGTTTTCACTTGAAAGACAAATTGTATTGAATCAAGAACTTGAGAAGATAACATCATTTGATGAACGTTCTGAAGCTTTAAGAAAATCTTATTTTAAAAACATTCAGGAAGCTGGATTAAATAAAGATCAGTATGTAAGTGAATTCTTAAATTTAAAAAACACAATCCGAATTCTTTATGTTTAGTAATTAAGTACAATTTTCACATTCCCACTTCGGTGGGTTTTTTAATGGGCGAAATTTTGGAGTTTAAATGATAAGCACAGATTATGTTCCTGAATGGTATATCTCGCCATTCCAACATGTGCAGTACACACTCGCTCGAAATCAACTACACATGGATTTGTTATTTGAAGATATGGATAAGGCTGATCAATTTTTGGATATGGGATCGGATGCACAGGTTAGTACTTTTTCTGATGGCGCATATGCAATCGTCCAAATTGGTGATACGTCAGATAAAGACCAAATTCAAGTTTATGGATTGCTTTTACATGAAGCTGTTCATGTCTGGCAGTTTGTGAAACGGCGAATGGGTGAGCGCGATCCGAGTGTTGAGTTTGAAGCGTATTCGATACAAGCGATCGCTCAAGACCTTTTTGAAATGTTCGAAGCAAGTGAGGTTAAAAAACATGGGGTGGAAGGGAGCAAGGCCGAGCAGCTTTAGTTTTGAAGTTGAGAAACAGGCAGATGAGCATGTAAAAAAAATTACCATGGATACAGTGCAATCACTTGTTGTTTCTAGTCCTGTTGATACAGGCGCTTATCGGGCATCGCATATTGTTTCTGTTGGATCTGGCGATTACGGAGTGCGAGAACCCTCTACAAATGCCGTGCAAGATGCCGCGATTCAAGCTGTTAAGTTTAAGTTGGGTAGTTTGATCTATATTCAAAACAACCAGCCATATGCTGAGCGTTTAGAAAACGGTTGGTCCGATCAAGCACCGCAGGGCATTTATAGCACAACGTTTACTTATATTACTCAAAAGTACGGTGGCTAAAATGGCAATGACTTTAGAGCAAGCTAGACAAGCTATCGTGGACCGAATGATGAGCTTCACAGGAATATCTCAAGACAGAATCCAGTATCCAAATGCACCAGGTTTTACGGTACCAACAAAAGGTGTGTGGTGTCGTTTAACCATTACGGGAGGACCAAGTTTTATTGCTGGACTAGGAAATAAGCCGTGTACACGCCGTACTGGGAATATCTTAATTCAATGTTTTGCCCGTCCTAATACTGGAGACAGGGGAGTAACAGAACTTAGTGATGCTTTGCTGGCACATTTTGAATATTTCTCAGTCGAACATTTAGAATGTTTGAATGGTCAATCAATTTTTGTCGGTCAAGATGCTGACTTCACTCAGTATAATGTGACGATTGGTTATAGGGTGAATTGATATGTCCTGCATGCTTACTCAAGAAGAAATCGAAATTAAACGGCAAGAGCTTGAACGACACTTGGCAGATGTAATGGCTAAGGAGCTAAGTAAATGGCAGTTGTCTAATAAATTATGTATTTCTGATGTAAAAATTCGCCTCGCTAATGTTAATAGCATAAATGGACCAAATTTAAATATTGTTACTGGAGTAAGTGTTGATTTGGATGATTGATATTAAGTTTTAAAGAAGTTACCGCCTGAGGGCGGTTTTTTTACGTCCCTAATTTTATAGCCACCTTCGGGTGGCTTTTTTTATGCCTAACGTCGGAGTATATAGATATGTCGAGTGGTGCACGTCAGATAACACAAATCGCGAAGGAAACCACTGTTGGTACCACACCATCACCCTTCGTACGTACGACCTTTGAATTTACTGAAAATGGCCTTGATGCGACAGTAACAAAGGAAGACTCTAACTCAATCACAAGTGGCCGTATTGCACGTTCATCAATGATTACCGGTGCAGAGTATGCCGGTGAATTAAAATGTGAAGCGAAGTACAGTTCATTAGTTCAAGACTTAATGGCTGCAGCTGCTTTTAATAATTGGTCGTCAAATGTATTAACTTTTGGTGGCACACTTCGTCAAACATTTTCTGTTTTACGTGGCTTTGAAGATGTTAATGACTACCATGTTTTCCGTGGGTGTCATGTAAACACTTTTGGAATTGATATTCCTGAAGCTGGCTTAATTACAATGACTTTCGGCCTTATGGCTCTTGGTCGTACAAACTTTTCTTCAGCACCGGCTGGAACAATTACAGCGGCAGATAACAATCCTAAAATGTCGAATGTCTCTGTAGGTGACATTTTAATTGACGGCGTTTCTCAAGCTGGGATTTCATGCTTGACCGCTTTTACATTTAATTGGGATAACACAATGCAGCTACAACGCTGTTTAGGTGGTGGTATTGATGCACGTGCAATCCTAGAAATGCTTGCAACAGGTACAGGTTCATTTACCGCAGCTTGGTCACGCAATACATCCGATATGTATGAAAAGCAATTCACTAACAAAACGATTTCATTAAAAGTTCCAATCACTGATACAGATGGGAATAAATATGAAATTTTTATTCCTAAAGCTGAAATTACTGCTCCATTACCTAGTGGTGGTAATTCAGATCTTTTAAATGCTTCATTCGAATATAAAGTCGTAGAAGTAGCCCCAACCATCACTCGTACACCAGCAGCAGTTCCTGCGCCTTAATCAATCTGATAGCAGCCTTAGGGCTGCTTTTTTTGGAGTTTAAAATGGCTTTAAAAGTAAGCATTCAGACTAGTAAAACAGTTAGTAAATGGCGTAAGTATATTGATGGTGAAGGGAATGTATTAGCTGAATTTAAAGTACGTGGTATCTCATATAAACCATATCAAGTGGCCCTTGAGCGTGCAAATAATCAGATTGCATCAAAAGGTTATGATGTAACTAAAGCTAGTAAAGACGACAAGCTATATCATGAATTGCTTCTTGAAGCTGCGGCCTGCCATTTAATTGAGGACTGGAAAGGCGTAGTTTTTGAAGAAGTAACCGAAAATCAAGAATTGATTGTGTCTGAACCAGAATATTCGCAGGAAAATGCAATTAAGTTGTTGAATCTAGGCGATCTTGGTGTGGCAATTTGGTTGTTTGTGAGACAAGAGGCGGAAAATATCCAAAAAGAAGCTGATGCATATAAGGATGAAGTAGTGGGAAAGTCATTAGTCTCTACAACTGGACCAAGTTCAACTCAGAAGAAGAAGCGAGCGACTACAACAAGAAACAAACAGCAATTGCAAAAGCCCTAAATTTAAAAAAAGCTGAAACCATTCAAAAGCCTGAATACTCATTTACAGCCAATGCCATTCTTTCAGCATATAACGTAATTTCCCGCTCAAGGCGTTATGAACAAGGCATTCCCTTGGCTTTGGATATTGCAGCTATATCTGCCTATTGTGATCATTATGAGATCCCAGTCGAAAGAGATATTTTTAACGACTGTATCTTTGCAATGGATAATATTTTTCTGGATGATTCACACAAAAAAATGAAACGGCCTATTAAAAAATAACTCTAGAGGTATTTACTTGAAATAACTCTAGGGTTATAATTGTCTCATCAAGTTAATAAGGGGACGGTGTGAAAAGTCTGGATTTAGTCAAAATGATTGAAGCAGACGGTTGGTACTTAGTTAGGGTTAAAGGAAGTCATCATCACTTCAAACATCCAACTAAAGGGGGCTTAGTTACTATCCCTCACCCAAAAAAGGAATTACCAAGCGGAACTGTTAAAAGCATTTTGAAGCAAGCGGGTCTAAATTGACCCGCTTCAATCAGACTCATATAGTCCTATTTCACAGTACGATTTTGTACAAGAGGTGAGTGCAATGTTGTATCCAATTGCTATAGAAAGAGGTAACGACACCGAGGCATTTGGTGTCACCGTTCCAGATATTCCAGGATGTTTTAGCGCAGGCGATACATTAGAGGAAGCTATCGAGAACGTTAAAGAGGCAATTTCTGGCCACTTAGAAATCCTTGCTGAAGATGGAGAAGAAATTCCATTAGCATCTGACTTAGCAAAATTTGTAGATGATCCAGATTATAAAGGCATGATCTGGGCTGTTACTGAGGTGGATGTTAGTCGTTATCTTGGTAAGCCTGAAAAAATCAATGTTACTTTACCAAGCCGTTTGATTCGTAAAATTGATGAGAATGTAGGTAAAGGTAAGAGATATACTACTCGATCGGCTTTCTTGGCTGCTGGTGCTGAAAAACTTTTACATGCATAGCCTGATTTAAAAGACCACCTTCGGGTGGTCTTGCTTTATGTGACATTTAGTAACCAGTTTGTTAAAGTTAGTACACTTTATAACAAACGGTGAAAACCATGAAACAAGTCATTTTAAGTCTTTTATTAGTTTTAAGCTCATTAAGTGTTGCGGAAGCAGGTAGAGGGAGACAACCGTGCTCTGGTAAGAAAGGTGGGGTAAGTCATTGCGATGGTAGTAAGTTTGTTTGTAATGATGGTTCCATCAGTGCTTCTAAAAAGATCTGCTCTAGATAGGTGATGTGATGGGATTGAATTTTAGAAAAAGTATAAAAATTGCTCCTGGAATCCGTGTCAATATTAGTAAAAAAGGGCTATCAAGTGTTTCTGTGGGTGGGAAAGGTGCACGTGTAAATGTAAGTAAGAAGGGTACTCGCACAACAGTAGGTATTCCAGGTACTGGTTTATCTTATTCTAAGTTCTCTAGTCATACTAAGAAAACGACACGTAGAAGAGAACCTGATTTTAATAATCCAGATAATGTATGGGGTTACCCTAAATCTGAATGGATAATCAGTGGAGTTATTTTATTTATAGCTTTAATAATTTTTATTTGGATTATTAGCTGATTTTTTAAATTTTGATATTTGATAGGTTTATATATGAAAAAGATTTTTTTGTTGGGCTTAATGGCTTTGTTGGGCGGGTGTTCAACCACGATGCCAATTAATTATGTTGCATCACCATCTATCCGTGGACAGGGTGATATTGCTGTCGGTAAATTTCAATATATTCCAGCTCAAAAAGGCTTGGTAAAGAAAAATGAATTTCAAAAGCCATCTGCTGCAATTGGAACAATGTATATGTCCGATAATGCTGATGTATTGTTAAAATCATCTTTAACGAAAGAATTGATAGCAGCTGGATTTAATCCTAAAGAAAATGCGGAATTAAAAATTAGTGGAGATATTCAGCAATTCTTGTATGACTGGATTGGATTTATTGAAGTAGATTTTTATTTAGATGTGGAATATACAGTAACTAAAAATGATCAAGTTATTTATAAGAAATTAATTAAGACTCACAAGGCTTCACCTAAGGCAATGGGCGGTACAGACTCCGAAGCTGTTCGTTCGGCAATATCAACTAATATTGGTGAGTTATTGCAAGACTTGAAAAGTCAAAAAATTATTTGAGGCAGAATGAGATGAAGAAGGTTGTTTTATTGAGTTTGGTTCTAGGTTTGGGAGGCTGTGCAGCCACAACAGATATGATGAATAATCAATACATGTCTGTAATACCAACATCAACGGATCTCAATGGCTTTTGGACGGGCAATAATGGCCCATACGCTGTGACTTACTCATTCAATAAAGATGGCACTGGTCTAATGTGTTCCAGTTGGAATGGTAAAGATTCTATTGAAAAGCTAAAAGTAAATGGTAATGAAATTATTGTTCAATCAGGGTTAAAGCAAACGATTAAAAGTAAAACTGACTCTAAACTTAAGTTAAAAGTTAACTACTATGGTGGAGGTAGTTACCAGTACAGCCCAGATCCAAACTTACAAAATGCATCGCCATATTGTGAGAAAGCACTGAGAAATTAATTCAAATTAAACAATTAACCTGCGAAAGCGGGTTTTTTATTGCCTAGAGGAAAGTAAGATGGCACAAGAATCCCGTTTGGTCATTGTAATTGATGCTAAAAATGCAGAACGAAATGCGCGCAATCTAGGCAATGAGTTGGATAGCATTGAGCGCAAAGGCGACTTTGCAAGTAAATCAATGGATAGTTTGTCTGTGGCAACGCGCCAACTTGCTGGCTACATGGCTGGATTGGTTACTGTAAGTGCTGCCATTAATAATATGGACACTTATACGGGCCTTCAGAACCGTCTTAAGTTAGTGACTAACAACCAAGTTGAGCTAAATAAGGCTACTGAGGACACTTTCCGAATTGCTCAAAAGACATATTCAGCTTGGGATTCTGTATTGCAGGTGTATCAACGTTTTAGTGATAATGCAAAAACACTTAATCTCACAATGGATGACACTGCTCGTTTAACTGAAACAGTGTCTAAAGCTGTTGCTATCAGTGGGGCGAGTGCATCAGCAGCTGATGCTGCTTTAGTTCAGTTTGGACAAGCATTAGCAAGTGGAACCTTGCGTGGTGAAGAACTTAACTCTGTAATGGAGCAAACCCCTGCATTAGCAAAAGCAATTGCTCAGGGTATGGGTATTACTGTAGGCGAATTGCGTTCAGTTGCGGCTGAAGGGAAAATTACATCTCAAGAGATTGTAAAAGCACTCCGAAATGTAGAAAAAGATGTTGATGCACTCTTTGCAAAAACCGATATCACTATTGGACAGTCTTTGACGCTGCTCAACAACGAGATTACTAAATTTGTTGGGGAGTCAGGAAAGGGCTCAGGTGCAGCACAAGTTTTAGCGGGCAACATTCAGACTTTAGCCGGAAACCTAGATGTTTTAACTTCTGCAATGATGGTTGGTGGTGCTTATTGGCTTGGAACCTACATTCCAGCAATCTATGCCTCAGGTGTTGCTGTAGCTGCAAAAATTAAGGAATTAGCTGCTCAAACCGTAACGCAGTATA